TCAATGATATAGAATACGATAAAGACGGTAATGCTAAAGTTATTCCTTGGATAGAGAGGGACACTCAAATAGAGTTTCTTGATTATGATATAGAGATAACTACTGCAAACTACAATGAAACGGACGACCTAGAAAAACTACAACTAGACCAATTAATTGCGGGACAGGCTGGTGCTTATCTAATGAACACGGACCCAGCTAGTTTTGGTAAGGTAGTTGCCTTGAGTATGAGAGCAATGAAAACTAGAAATAGTGAATACATTGCAGATATATTTGACCAAGTGGCTAATAAACTCAATCAGGCTCCTACAATGGACCCTAGAATGGCTCAAGGTGGTCAAGCAGGTGGAGCAGATATGGGCTCTATAATGTCTGCCATAGGTATGACTAATGATGCTCAGCCAGATGGCTACAATCAACCTAAAGGATAATAGATGGATTTAAGTTTTCTTGATAACGTATTGGATAATCCTGCACAAAAACCCAGTGCACAGACACCAGCCCAACCCATGGAACAAACTCCAGTAGTTAGTCAAGAACCTAAGGTTACTGCAAATAGTGACCTTAGTTTTCTTGATGAAGTAATGAAGGACGTGCCAAGAATATCTGGTGCTGAAGGATTTAATAAGGCTAGTGCTAAAGACTTAATTATGGCTTCACCAGAACAAAGGGACGTATATAAAAACTCCCTTGAAGCTGGTGATAATAAACTAAACATAGTTAAGAACAATGCTCAAGACGTCACAACACTACCTGAGCAACCAGATAAGCCAGTAGAGATAATGCCTAAGAAGGCTGGATTAACTCCTGAAGAAATGGATAATATAGTTAATGAAGCTAAAGAGAGCTGGAAATACATAGGTAACTCTGCTCTTAAACATACCATAGCTCCAATAGGTGCATTACTAGAGGGTGCTGCAAATGAACTATACTTAACAGATAGCCACAAGGCTGCACAATTTCTTAAAGATACTACTAACTGGATTAAAGACTACGAAGCCAAGCATTATAGTGACCCAGATGCAGAGATAACCGGAGACGATGCTATAGGACTTATTTCATTATTAATCCCATATACTTCATTTGCTAAGACTTACAAAGGTGTTGCCGCTGCTGAGGGTGCTATGGGTATGGTATATGGAACAGCTCAAAGGGGTGAAACTGGTGATTGGGCTGACTTAGCATCTGATGCTGCCTTAGGTGCTGGTGGTGCCGTAGCTACTAAAGGTATTGCAACTGCTGTAGGAAATAAAATAGTCCGTAAATTAGATGATGTGAGCCCAGATGTAATGAAGTTTGCTAATCGTTTAGGAGTCCCAGAAGCAGAAGTAAGGAAAACTCTTGAAGGTGTGCCTAAAGAACATCAAGCTTATACCATAGCTATGAAATACAAGGACGACTCTATAGGTGTGCTAAATCGCGCTGTAGAGGATAGTGATGATGCTCTTAGAGAAGCTAATAGAATAGCAAGAGCAAGAACTTCTCAAGTCCTTGATATAGCTAACACTAAAGCATCAGCAGAACATATGGCTGTAGCTAAACAAAACTATGCAGATATGATAAATAAAGTTGATGAGCTTGGAATTAATATTAACACTACTGAACTAGGTAAGGGGATTAAGTTAAGGACGTTGGACAATACTTCATCTCCAGCCAAATCTTTAATCAATGATGTAGTTAATAAAATCTCCAAAGATGGTGAGTTACCTTTATCTGAAGCTATAACCTTAAGAAAAGATATTAATGATGTATTAAGGAAGGCTTCTAATAGTGAAAGGGTTATGCTAAATGGTATAAAGAGAAACTTAGATGAAGCCTTAGAAGCTCATAATATACCAGAGCCTATATCAGATATGGTAAGGACAGCAACAAGAGATTATGCAAAGGCTTCTCAGAACGTAGAACTTGGAGAACTACTTAACAACTCTCTTAAAGATGATAAAAGGTTAAATTATGGTGAGATGCTTAAGAAAATACAAGAGTCGGGCATACATACTGACCGTGCCAAAGAAACTGTTGAAGTACTCAAAGAATATGAAAAGAGATTTGGTAATGAATACCGAATTAGCTCTAAAACAAAAGGAACAGATGCAAACTCAGGTGCTCTAGGATTTTACAGTGCTGTTTTAGGGTTTCTAAAATCTACGTTTTATAGGGTTGGAGAAGGTGGTAACAATATAGTTATTCAGAATATGATACAAAAAGATTTGCTAAAATCTAAAACACCAATAGAGTTTGCTAGCAATGTAGCAATCAATGAAAGGTTGCCTCAAGAAGTTAGAAACAATTTCTTGGAAGTGCTTTCTAAGGTAGCTAAAATAGATAATTCTGAGCTAGAGCCGTTGAGGTCATCTAAGGTTAAGATGGAGTTAGCAAATAAAGCTAAGGCAATGAACCAAAAACTTCGTGGGTCTGAGCAAGTTATAGCTAAGAAAAAGTTACAGATAGATACCTTGGAGTCTAGGATAGTTTCTCTTAAACAAGATGGAAAATCTAAGGCTCTATCAGAAGCACAAAGAAAACTAAACCTATATAAAAGGGACTTAGAGTTGCAGAAAACTAAGTATGATGAAATGAAAACTGCTTATGATGATATGAACGTAGTAGTTGAAAACATTAATGGCTTTAACAATCTAAAAGAGGCTAATCCTCTATTAAACACTAAGAAAGGTAACTAATGGCAAAGAACAAGTCTTTATTAGAGATAGTAACAGGTGAGAAACCTAAGAAGGCTAAAAATCCATTTGAGGATAAAGCCTTAAAACTACCTAAGATAAACGCAAAACTACAAACAGTTAAAGGGACTACAATGGAAGTCCCTAAACTTAAAGGTGTAGGTGATATGAAAATCAAGAAGCTACATCTTAGATTAACTGGACTAAACAACCAGCTTAGTATGCAACAATCTATATTAAAGAGATTGCAGAAACAGATAGCTAACTCAATAGCTAATGGAGTTAGTACTAGTGGATTGTTTCAGAAACAAAAATCCACTAATAGCCAGATAGATATAATCAACGAAAAAATCGCTGGGTTAAAATCTAAATTAAAAGAATTAGGGATTAATTAAGAGATTATCGGGATTGATTAAGGGATTATCTGGGATTGATTAGATTATAATATAATCTCTTGATAGATTAAGAGATATAGGGATTATCCCTATATCTCTATTCTTTGATAGGTAGAGTTATTAAAGTCTTCTTTTTTACTTACCTGTTTATATACCTGCTCAGAGATAGCTCCCTTAACTAGGATATGATTAACTATGGTAGTATTAGAGCCTTTGATATTAACTATCCTATCCCTTCGTTGAATAAACTTAGCACCACTATATCCACTACTCATAATAACAAAGTGTTTTAGGTAAGATAGGTCCACCCCTTCAGCATCTGAGGTAGAGCTATATATCCCAGCATTCTTAAAATGCTTTCTTAGCAAATCCCTTTCACCTATGAAGTGGCACATTATACCAACTTCTGGAGTATCTCCAAATGTTTCTTTAATATAATCTATCTTTTCAGTGTTACCTACCTCTACATAGTTTTCACCGATCTTTAGGACTCCACCCTCTAACATATGCAAAGATGTCCTTAACTTCATAACACTATCGCAAACTATATCATATCCACTAGGTGTCCCATCTAAATAAGGAAAATCTTGAATAACTTTATCCTTTTGTAACCTATTATAAAACTCCCTAGTAAAATCAGATAGTTGGATATAATGTAGTTTATCAGTAGATTGCACTTCACTAGATATACCCGCCTCTTCTTGCGTCATATACACTGTAAAGGCATTTATCTCTGGCATTAGTAGCTCTTCATCAGCCTTATCATATTGTGTTATTTCTCTACCTTGAGCCTTAATGTAATATGGCTTACCATAAAACCTAAAGAAGTCGTAAAATGTAGCAAACCTAAATGGGTTAAACTTAGATATAGACATTTGATGGTATATACCATTAGGGCTTTCAACTATTGCAGTGCCACTAAGATGTATGTGGGGCATATTCCAGCACAACTTCTTAATTAATCTAACTCTTTGAGATGGCTTACCTAAGACACCAAGGTTATGGCTCTCGTCAATAATAGCTAGCTGGTAATCTGAACTATTTAGTTTCATATGGTAATGCCCACCAGTTATCCTACCAACCTGCTCGTAATTAGTTACGTGGTAAGTTTTCTTTAATCCTAACTCAGCATCGTTTAAAAACTTCTCCCATCCTGGGATAGCCTTTTTAGTAGTTAAGATAATTACACTATCTACCTTATCGCTCTTTTCAGCAACTAATAATGAAGTTAAAGTCTTGCCGCTTCTAGGCTTACCAGCTAAATAAACATACCCAAATTGTTTAAGGATATCCCAGCATAGGTTTGCTTTTTCTATTTGATGTGGGAAGGGCTTCATTATATCCCTCCCAAAATCTTATGTGCAAACTCTATTGATT